TACACTATAGAGACTTTCAGCTCTTTATTAAAAGATTACGAAAACGGTATCCTGGACGAAGAATACGTTATTACATGGCTGGAGAATATGGTGAAAACTTTGGGCGTCCGCATTGGCATGCCTGTATTTTCGGACTCGATTTCGATGATAAGAAATTATGGAAACGGACTTCCGCTAATAGTCTCTTATATAGATCCGCAGACCTTGAATTACTCTGGCCATTTGGTTATTCCTCCATTGGAGACGTTACTTTTGAATCGGCAGCCTACGTGGCTCGATACATTATGAAAAAGGTTACTGGTAAAAATGCTGCAGAGCATTATCAAGAAATTGACCCAGATACTGGGGAAATTACTAATAGGACACCTGAGTTTACGAAGATGTCTTTAAAACCTGGAATAGGGTACGAATGGTATAAGCAATATACTTCCGATGTATATCCACACGACTATGTTGTAGTTCGTGGAAAAAAAGTCAAACCTCCTAAATATTATGATAAAAAATATAAAATAGATAATCCATATGAGTTTGACGAACTGCTTTACATTCGTGAAAAGTCTGCTAAACTTAATTATGCAGACAACACTTTAGAGCGACTGGCCGTTAAGGAACAAGTCGCAAAAGCTAAGCTGCAAAAGTTAAAACGTAACCTCACATAAGGAGCCTCACATGAAATTAGTTTTATGTTCTGTAAAAGACCGTGCTGCCGATGCATATGGTCGTCCAATGTTTGTACCGTCCGTAGGTGTAGCAATTAGGAGTTTTTCAGACGAAGTTAATCGAAAAGATCCTGAAAATCAGCTATTTAACCATCCGGACGATTTTGATTTATATGAACTTGGTGAATTTGACGATAATTCAGGTCTATTTGCTTTACATGAGCAACCAAAATTGTTATCTTTAGGAAAACAGGTAAAAATAAATCAGGAATGATTTTAAACAAGCCGTCTCAGCTTTAGCTGGGACGGAATAAACTCAGGAGCTTGCACACATGCACCGTAATAAGTCAGTAGATGTTCATCAATTTACGATGATTCCCAAGGCCGATATTCCTCGGTCGTCATTTGATTGCCAATCAACTCACAAAACTACGTTTGATGCTGGTTATTTAGTGCCCGTTTATGTTGATGAGATGCTTCCTGGAGATACATTTCGGTTGAATATGACGGCATTTGCCCGTTTAAGTACTCCAATATTTCCAATCATGGATAACATGCATTTGGACAGTTTCTTTTTCTTTGTACCAAATCGTTTAATTTGGTCTAATTGGCAAAAATTTATGGGTCAACAAGCGAATCCAGGTGATTCGATTTCTTATGTTGTACCTCAACAAGTATCGCCAGCAGGCGGATACGCTATAGGTTCATTACAAGATTATATGGGTTTACCCACAGTGGGACAGGTGTCCAATACTGGAACGGTATCCCATTGCGCATTTTGGCCTCGTGCGTATAACTTGATTTGGAATGAGTGGTTTAGAGATGAGAATTTACAAAATTCCGCAACAGTTGATTTAGGTGATGGTCCTGACAACGTTGCTAATTATACGTTGTTACGTCGTGGAAAGCGTAAAGATTATTTTACAAGTGCGTTACCATGGCCTCAGAAAGGCGCTTCTGTTTCTTTACCATTAGGCACAACTGCTCCAGTTGTTAGTAATAACCAAAATTGGTTGATTAAATATAGTACTCAGTCTAGTACTGATGTTGATGTTAATTCAAGCGGTCAGCTTACTGTAGGTGCAGGTAGTGCTGGTATAGGTGTTAAATGGGCTGGAGAAAGTGGTTTATATGCGGATTTATCTACAGCAACTGCTGCAACAATCAATCAATTGCGTCAATCATTTCAGATTCAAAAACTTCTTGAGCGTGATGCACGCGGAGGTACACGTTATACTGAAATTATTCGCAGCCATTTTGGTGTTATTTCTCCTGATGCTCGCTTTCAGCGTCCCGAATACATCGGGGGTGGATCGTCCAATATTAGTATTAATCCGATCGCTCAAACGTCAGGTACTAATGCTAGTGGAACTACTGCCCCTCTGGGCACACTTGCTGCTATGGGTACTGCCTTGGCTCATAACCATGGTTTTACTTATTCGGCTACTGAACATGGTGTAATTATTGGATTAGTGTCTGTTCGTGCTGATCTTACATACCAGCAAGGTCTTGCTCGTATGTGGTCTAGATCAACACGCTATGATTTTTATTTCCCAGCTTTTGCAACTTTAGGTGAACAAGCTGTACTTAATAAGGAAATTTATGTACGTGGCGATGCTAATGATAATTCTGTATTTGGTTATCAAGAACGTTGGGCTGAGTACCGTTATTATCCTTCCCGCATTTCTGGTTTGTTTAGGTCTACTGCTTCAGGCACTATTGATGCTTGGCATTTGGCTCAACGATTTACTTCGTTACCAACTTTGAATAATACGTTTATTCAAGATATCCCACCTGTAGATCGTATTGTTGCTGTAGGAGCGGCAGCGAATGGCAAACAATTTATTTTTGATAGCTTTTTTGATTGTAAAAAAGCACGACCAATGCCAATGTACTCTGTACCTGGTTTGATTGATCATTTCTAATATGTTTGGCGGACTTTCTCTTGGTGGTTCTCTTGGTGGTGTGTTGGGTTTTATTGGTCAACAACAAACCAACCAAAAAAATTGGGATATAGCACAAGCAGCTAATGCTGCTAGTGCTCAACAAGCCGCATCTCAAATGGCTTTTCAAGAGCGTATGCGAGAGACCCAATACCAAACTGCTGTAGAAGATATGAAGAAAGCTGGGTTAAACCCAATGCTTGCTTACCAACATGGTGGAGCGGGTACCCCATCTGGAGCAATGGGGCAGGTGTCCACTGCTAAAGTAGGTAATGCGTTAGGCGCGGGAGTTGCTGGTTATCAAGCTATGCAGTTAAATAATGCCGAGGTGGAATTAAAGAAAGCAGCCGAAGAAAATACTTCGGCTTCTACTATTAAAACTGAGGCTGATACTATTCAAACTGCTGTAAATATACAAAAAACTTTGGAAGATACAAAGTTAAGTCAGCAACAATACATAAATATGCAAGAATTGCTTAAAAAGTTGCAAGAAGAAATATTGCAAATTAGAGCATCGACAAAATTATCGACTGCTCAAGAGGCCAATGTAAAAGAAAACATTGCGCCTTCAGTAGATCCATATTGGTATCGTGATTTAAAAAAAGGTGTTTCATCTGCCAAACAATGGGCAAGTGAAAACATGAAATATAAAGGTGTATCTATATTGCCAAACTTTGGAGGAAGTAAAAAATGATTAAAAAACATGAAATGTTTTTGCGTACCCCTTATAACTATGATACAGATGCTGCGTCCAATGAGTCAGGGTTGGCTTGTGAGGAGCCTTCCTTGGCTCAGCAGCATTTTAAGGATGAGTGCGACATAAATACCATTTTGGAGCGTTTTAATATTACAGGGCTTTTGCCACAAAGCCCATTATCGCCTCTTTATGGCGATTTTAGCGGTATTGGTGACTATCATACCGCTTTGAACCGCGTTATTGCGGCTCAAGATGAATTTGAGGCTTTACCAGCCCAAATTAGGGCTAGATTTAATAATGATCCAGCCCAATTGATCGAGTTCTTGCAAGACGAGAATAATCGATCTGAAGCCGAGGAACTTGGCTTGGTCGATAAAGCAGCTGCCGAAGTCGTTGAAGCTGCTGTAGACACACCTGAAAAGGCGGCTGAATAAGCCGTAGCACAGTTGCATTACTTGATGTAACTGTGCTAGGTGACACCAAACCGTAAATGTACGATAAAAGGAGCTTAAAAAATGATGTATAGAAAACCTGTTAATAAGCGTAAGTCGGCAAAGTCGTTTCGCCGAACCGCTAAGCGTACTAAAGCTGCAAATATGCAAAAAGCACCACATCGTGGTGGCTGGCGTCTATAACTAATAAAATGGGTACCTCACATGCCTTGTTATCACCCTTTAAGCGCATTTCAATGCGCTGATGGATCAATTGTCTTTTATGAATCTAAAAGACACGATACTGTCAAATCATTATCTTTACCCTGCGGCCAATGTGTTGGCTGCAGACTTGAACGCTCACGTCAGTGGGCTATTCGGTGTATGCATGAAGCACAAATGCATACACAAAACTGCTTTATAACCCTTACTTATGACGATGCACATCTCCCAAGCGATAGATCATTACACTATAGAGACTTTCAGCTCTTTATTAAAAGATTACGAAAACGGTATCCTGGACGAAGAATACGTTATTACATGGCTGGAGAATATGGTGAAAACTTTGGGCGTCCGCATTGGCATGCCTGTAT